TCGGTTAATCGAACGACATACCAGTGATTTCGTGCGCACGATTTCAGATGCAGGCTTTATGGATTTAGTCCATCCTGCAGGCGCACACATTCGCATCGGGGAAGGGGATGAACCTGATGAACTGGAAGGCAATGATTTTGATGGGGTATTTAAGCTGAAGCACAATAAAGAAACGATCGTGGCGATTACGTTGTTGAATCGGTCTGCTAAAAAGATTTGTAAATTGCGGTTATGCCCATCTGGTGATATTGATGTATTCGCGGAGCGCAATATACGTATACGAGCATTAGGCGATGTCGCGGTGGATGCTTCCGGGAATGCCTCGATTACCGCTGGAAAAACAGTGTCTATCGTGGCATCACGGGTACAGGTCTGCACCTCGGAAGCACCCATCACCAGTAAAGCGTGGGTAATCGGAAGCTGCGATCATATTGCCGATCCGCTCGTCTGCGGCTGATACGCGCCATATAGCCTTTGCAGTCGTGACGCCACAATGGCGGTATGCCTACTTCGCAAAAAAACCGCCCAATCGGGATTGTTATCACCCTCAGCTCAGGGTTGAATGTGGGCGGCTTTGATATAGCCGCCCCGGTCTCGTTTTATTTATTTAATCCTCGGCCAGAGTCTATCCAATATTTATATCCGACGCGTGGCACGATTATTCAAACGTTTGATGGCGGCTTTGTCGATGACTTTGGCGAAGGGCTGGTGGATATTGTTGTGTCGGGTCATACCGGGTGGCGCAGCGGTGTTGTAATGGACGGATTCATGGCCTTTGTGGTTTTTAGGGAATTAGTCGTTCGACTCTTTCATCAATTGCGTGAGGCACAAGCGGCAGCAGGAAAGCCCATTGAAAACGTAAAAATGTACTGGGTGGATACGCTAAATGTTTGTGTTTACGAAGTTTATCCGATTAGCTTACAAACGCAAAAAAACCGTCAACGCCCATTGTTGTATCAATATACCCTGCGCATGACTGGAATAAAATCCTACGGTGTTGCAGATTTGATTGGCGGCTTTTTGTCTTAAAGGCATTGGATGTGACTTCGCCCGCCTTACTGGCTTTGACCGCACCCAATCAAGTCCCCGAGGCGGCTGTAGCACGCTTGCAAGAGACGGCTACTCTGTTACTGGCCGATAGCTTGACGGCACGCGCGGGTCTCTATGCAGATTTACTCAGCCGTTTGGCGGCCATGGCGCAAGTGGCGGCGCCCTTATTGCTCGCGGCTTACCAGCAGCATGCGACCGAGGCGGACTTAGCGGGATTAGCCAATGCGCAGCGGGTTGCCGGGGCGACAGTGCATTTGTTTGAGGAATTGGCGCGGCGCTATGAACGGCGGGCACGCATTTATGCCATGCAGTGGGCGCGATGGGCTCGGGTGCTATGGGCCGATGTCACATTAACCCAACGGGAGTTTTTACCTACCGCCTATCTGGGGTTGGATTGGGTGACAGCACAGACTCTAGCGCCCATACGGATTCTGCCGGGGGCTGAAAATGCCATCCTGATGCTGGGGCAGGACCCCGTATTGGTGGGGAGTAGTTGGGATCTATCTACCCTGGCCTCGACCTTAGCACGGTCTGTCCTGGTGCGCGTATGAGCCGCGTCAAAAGTCTTACATTGCAGCAAGGCGAAGACCTGCGAGCCATTGCGACACGAGAATTGGGCGATGCGACCCGATGGGTCGAGATTGCCCGACTCAATAACCTACGCTTGCCGTTTCTGGTTGCGTCCTGGCATCCCACGGATCGGCTCCCGCATACGCTGATCTGGGGCGATACGCTACTGATTCCCTGGCCGGACAATGCGGCCCTACCGCCCACCCTGGTTAGCACGCATGGCACCGATCTTATTCTGTCCCAAGGCCACTTACAAACAGCAGAGGGCGATTTGGCGCTGGTGTCCGGAGTCAATAATGTTATTCAAGCCTTAGCCCATCGACTGAAAACGCTATTTGGTGAGCTAACCTATCATCCGAGATACGGCTGTCATGTGACATTAGCCATCGGTCTTCCAACGGCACCTTTCTCTAGCCTTATGGCCTCCGCCTGGGTGAACGAAGCACTGAAAAGTGAACCGCGCGTGTTCCAGGTCCATTATGTCCAGGCGGATGTCGCGGGCGATACGATCAAAATAGCCGCTAAAATCACATTGGTCGGGAACAATAGTGCGACTGATTTCAATTTGGTGCTGAATCCATGACTGCTATTTTTACCCCGAAGCCGTTTGCTGAGATTGTCGCGGCTGAAATTGAACGTGTGCGCTTGTCTACTGACCGGCTAACGGATTTCAATGTGGGTTCGGTGACACGGAGCCTGCTCGAAGCCAATGCCGTTGAGTTAGATAATTATTATCAGGAAATGTATTTGGGCCTGATGCGGGCCATTCCTACTGCGATTTATATCGGCTTTGGGTTTTCATTACGGGAGGGCATTGCCGCCACCGGTACAGCGGTTTTTGCCCGATTAGTTGAGACGGAGATTACCATTCCGCGTGGGACGCGATTGCTGACAGAGAGTGGCGCATATTTCACTACGGATGCCGAGGTCGTTATTCCGGAAAACACGGCGTCCGCTACCGTATCCATTACTGCGGAGGTGATTGGGGCGGCAGGCAATGCTGAGCCTCATGCGTTAGCTGTTATCAATGATTCAATTTTATATACGGTTGATAATCCAGCGATTTTAGCGGGTGGGCAAGATAACGAAACCGAAGAACAACGCGCCGAACGCTTCGCGGCCTTTATTCGGTCTTTAGCGCGGGGTACACCCGCGTCGCTGGAGTATGCGGCTACGATTCCCGCCATCTATCATCCCATCACAGGCGCTGTAGCGGAGCGTGCCCAGCGTGTCGCCGTGTACGAGACACCCGGTTATGTCGAACTTTATATTCACAATGGGAATAATGGCGCCTCGGCAGAATTGCTAGAGGCTGTGCAGGATTTCGTCGATGGCACGCCGGATTATGCACAGAATGCCTGGATTGGCGGGTATCGACCTGCCGGTATGCAGGTCCTGGTAAAAGCGATGACCAACCAAGCGGTCAATGTGGCTTTAGAGATTAAATTAGATGTGGGCTATTCGCAAATTGACGTGGCAACTACTGTAGAGGAGAGACTACAGCATGGCATTGGCGCAGCTATGCCAGGTCATCAATTGAGGCCCATTGATATTATCAATTTAGCTTTGGGCGTGGAAGGCGTGATGGCCGTAACGGTATTGGCGCCAGTCGCCACTCTAACCGTTCCGCTTAATACGGTGCTATATTTGGGCACACTTACATTGACATGGACCACGTAAGTCAAGCCCTGCGCGGGCACCTACATTCTATTTTTAATTCTGACCCGGAGCCGATATTAGCTCTGCGGGTACGGCATCCGTTGGGCGCGGCGTGGGTTATAGACGGTTATGAGTTGACCCTGACCGTGGATGACGCGCTGTCAACGGTGTGGGATTTAGAGGCTTATAGTTTAAGTGCCTTAGCCAGTGCCTTGGAATTGGCTGGTTTTGAAATTGTTTATTTGAATACGGCCATTGGACACCTGAGCGCAACGACGCTCTTAGATGGTGCTGGTAACCAGGATTTATCAAATGGCGATCACCTAACCATTTTTACAGCCCCGTTAATGATTTTGCTAGGGGCATTGGGAAAGGTGCTGGGTGAAGGACGCGCGGCGATTCCATTAGCCCTGAGTCAATTGATTCTGCCCGATGCGACGCACGAATGGGCGGATTTATTTGGAGAAATTTTTGGCATTCCCCGTCGCGGGACGTTTCAAGACAATCCGTATCTGGATGTGTCACAACGTATCGCTCAATACAATCCCGTCAATTCCACGGGGCATGAACTAACGCTACGCGGTGCCTGGGAGCAATTTTTCGCCAATATCCTTGCTGTGTCGCGGCAAGAAGGCGAACCAGCTCCACTCTTTCATGCTCGCCTGATATATGAGGCATTGCAGCGTGCCGCATCGGGCAATCAAGAGGCATTGGAGGCCGATGCTGTTTATACCGCGCGCATCATCAAAGAGGTGCAGCGCGCACGCAGTAATCCGGTCGCCATGGCTGGAAATATTTTTGATCGTACCGGGGCCAGGGTGAGCATGCGTGAGCCCTGGCAAGAGCGCCATCTGCTGAGTATTTCTGCCTTGTCCGGTGCCGATCATCTCCAAGGTGCGCCGATCTATGAATATCACACTCTGCAGTTGACATCACCCGTCGGGTTGAACTGGGCACGGATACTGACGGAAGCAGAGGCGGATCGTCCTGCTGGCACGCTCTTATTACCCCCGCTGACGCAGCCGGGGCCTATGTCGGTAGAAGACCTCGCAGCTAACTGGACGACTCATATCAATGTTTTGACCCGCTACGCACAACAACTCTACGTGAATCGCTTTGGGCGGCTCTCTGATGATCTTGTGTTGTCCGCCATGGTGCCGATTCCGGCATTCCGATTAGCGGCCATTCGCGTGACCGGTGTAGCCACCTTGGGTATTCGAGGGCCGTATCAAGAGCTTGGGGCTAGTTTTGCCTGGACGGGTATTTGGGATGCGCGGCCATGGGCATCTATCAGCGCTGTGCCAGTCGAAATGCTACCACCAAAAACCTTTTGGCTGGATAGTGGACTTTACGAGCTAACGGCTGAGGACGGAATTTTACTGATTACTGCTGATGGCAACTACATCGGAGTACCTAATTATGACTGATACAGTTGAGTTGACTGGTTAACCTGACCAGCATTAGTCGTGATACTACACTCACCCCATCTCACTGAGAGGGCATTATGGCCATATTGACGGATGTGGGCCGGGCGGCACTGGCGCAGGCTATCCAAAGCAATGCTTTGCACTTGGCATGGGGAACGGGCGATCCAGACTGGGATGAAACCCCGTTGCCCCCCCTATTAGCCGATACCGACCTGGTGGCAGAAGTGGGGCGAGCGGCGCTGCATAGTAGTGGCTACGCCATACCGGATGATGACGGCCTGGTAGAAACGCCGACTGGACGCTTTACCCTTGTCGCCGGACCAACGCAGCATCTGTATCTGCGTTTTGATTTCGGCTTTGCCGACGCGGCAGACCAAGTCATTCGGGAAGTAGGTCTATTTTTGGGATCTACGATTGAGCCGGGATTGCCCGAAGGCCAGCGTTATTTTGTGCCAGCAGAGGTTACTGATCCCGGGCTGCTTTTGGCTGTCGAGCGATTTGAAACGCCTTTAGTGCGTTCCCCACTCAACCGCCAGCAATTTGAATTTGTATTAACGATATGACTATCAATCTTGCTCAATACTACGATCGGTTTGATGCTGCTGATAACTATGAGCGGCACTTGTTTCGTGCGGGTAACGTCCTGCAATCAAGTGAACTGAATGAATTACAGTCATCGAGCATGTTTCGTTTGCAGCAGGTGACGGATGCCTTGCTGAAAGAGGGGGACGTACTGTCTGGAGCGGATATTGTCGTCAACCCGACCACGGGTGCTACTACCATCACCGGCGGCGCGTTATATCTGCGCGGGGCGGTGCGCGGAGTACCGCCGGGCAGCATGACGGTACCTGTCGTGGGCCTGGTGATTGTTGGAGTCTATATTACTGAAGCTATTATTACGGAATTAGAAAATCCCGATTTGCGCGATCCGGCAATATCCTTTCGCAATTACCAAGAACCGGGAGCGGCCCGGTTGCAAATTATTTGCGAATGGGGTTATGAAGGGGATGGCCACACGGGCGACTTTTATCCCGTGTTTGAAATTTTGGATGGTTATCTTGTCAATAAAAAACTACCCTCTAATGTAGACGCGGTGGCTCAGGCCATCGCGCGCTATGACCGCCAATCGGCGGGTGGATACTATGTGTCTAGCGGCATGGCGGTTACACGGCTAGATGATACGCAGGATGGGGATCAAGTCTTTTCTGTGGCGGCTGGCGTAGCACGGGTGAATGGCGAAGAGATCATTCAGCAGCATGCGCGTACTTTGGTATTTGAAGCCACCCCCAGTACCCGTTTGGTCACGAATGAAACGCATCTCGCGGCAGGTGGAACAGAACGTGTCACGGTAGATTATCCGCCGATTCATACAGTCACGCAGTTATCTGTCGTGCGTCAGGAAACGACTAGCATTACGCACGGCTTGCCTGGATCGCTGGACCCAATTTACGGCCCAGGTAATGTACTACGCACGTCGATTGTGTCGCTTATTTCCGTAGAGATGGGTGAAACCACCTATGTTGAAGATCAGGATTATCAATTAACCGCGTCCAAAGTCGATTGGTCTCTGCTGGGGGATGAGCCATCCCCGGGTGAAACGTATGATGTGACCTATACGTATCGAGATACTTTTGTCCCGCAGACTTATGACTATACCGGGCTAGAAGTGACCGATGCGGTGGCGGATACAGAAATATTGATTACGTATGAATGGGCACTACCCCGCTATGATTTAATCTGCCTGGATGTGCTTGGCTATTTGCGTGTTGTTACCGGGATCTCAGCCCCGCTGAAACCTCGTGTGCCCACGGTACCCAGCGGCATGTTAAATATCGCGGTTGTCGAGCAACACTGGGATACCAATACCCGGATCATCAACAATGCGTCACGTATGGTTCCCATGCGTGATCTCAATTATATGAACCGGCGCATTGATACACTCTTCGCTTTGATGGCGGAAGAGCGGCTTAAATTGGATTTGTCCCAACGTGATTTAGCCGCCAAAAAGGGGGTATTCGCTGATCCGTTCCTGGATGATGATCTGCGCGATGAGGGTCTGGAACAAACGGCGGCGATCATGGATGGCAATTTGACTTTAGGCATTGCCATCACTGGGTATCAACACGTGCTAGAGGAACCGGCGGCACTGACGCCGACCGGATGGGCGGAAATCATTACTCAGCCCCTTAAAACAGGTACGATGGCCGTAAATCCGTATGATTCATTTTCGCCATTGCCGGCGGTAGTGCGTTTAACGCCGCCACAGGATTTTTGGACGGTAAAAAACTCCACCTTTACATCGCCCGAAACACGTATTTTTGAAGCCGGGGACGTGTATGAAAATACGGAAATTCGTAAGCAGTTGATTCGCAATGGGGTTATCACTGGCAATGAATCAACAGAATGGCTCATTGAGCATGGCTATCTAGTGGTGCGAGATGGTTCATCTACACGTACCACGACGGCTGTTGTCAGAGATAGTACCGTTCTTCCTGAATTTTTACGACAAATCGTCGTGCGATTTGATTTGTCTGGTTATGCCCCAGGTGAGATATTAGAATCGGTGACCTTCGATGGTCGCTCTGTCAATTTTGAGGCTGTCTGATGACACTTACTGCAAACGCCCAAGGCCAAATCGCTGGAAAGTTTACCATTCCAGCCAATGTTCCGGTGGGTGCCAAACGAGTCGATTTTCTCAGTGCGGCGGATACCCCGGCTACCAGTTCCTTCGTCGGGCGTGGCCAAATCACCGAACAAGAATTGCGTCTGATCAATACCCGTATCAATCGGCGCATCCTCGACTGGAATGTTGATCCGCTGGCACAGACCTTTAGCCTAACTAATTCAGAGCAGGTTTCAGCCGTAGATTTGTGGTTTACCGCCAAAGGGACTACCAATTTGCTATTGCAAATCCGGGACGCTTCCCTTGGTTTGCCGACGAAAACGGTGTTAGCGGAAGCCCTACTAACCCCAGCAGACATCACACTCAATACTTGGAGTCGATTCAGTTTTCCGCCCATTGTGCTGGACCCGAATACAGAATATGCCTTGGTGATCGCGTGCAATGATGCCGTCAGCACAGTAGCAACAGCCGGATTGGGTGAATTCGATGCGGCGGCGCAACGTTATGTGACCGCTCAAGCATATCAAGTGGGCGTTTTGCTATCATCGTCCAACAATCTGACGTGGACGGCGCATCAAACGAAGGATTTAACGTTTCGCTTGATGGGGCCGAATTATGTACCTGATAATCAGAGTCGCACGATTACATTTGACCCGATCAATGTTGTGGATGCTGATCAATTGTTGGTCATGGCGGCGGTAGAACGACCGACTGAAGAGTGCGATGTCGTTTTCAATCTAACGGCGGATGGGAAGACTTATTCAGTCACGGAAGGACAGCCCATCAGCTTAGATGAGCGATTTACGGGCGAAGTAACGTGGTCGGCTACACTAATTGGGACGGCTTCTGCTTCGCCGGTGCTGCATCGTCAAGTCCAATGTCTCGCTGGTAAACGATTAGCCACGGGCGATTACATCACGCGCGCCCTCGATACCAAAGTTAGCCCGTCCGTCTTATCCGTCAAAATATCCGTTTATTTTGATGCGCTGCTCCCAGGCGGCAGTACCGTCACGGCCACCGCTCAAGACGAAGAGAGTTGGATTTCATTGCCGGTAGTTGCCACCGAAGCACTAGGCGAAGGGTGGGTCGAATATCACTGCGAAGCAGAGGATTTGACGATGCTGTCTACGCGCATCAAACTCAGTTTAGCTGGCTCCTCTTTGCAACGGCCACGGGTGCGTAATCTACGGGTGGCGATTACATGATTGATGATCGGTCTACACGTTATCAACTCCCACTACCGCATCCAGCGAATGCGCTGAGCGAGGATGTCGGGCGTTTACGGTCTGCACTCAGCGGCTTGGATGGCCTGCTTTATACGGCTCAATCAAATCTCGGCCTGGCGTTAGATCATCAAACTCACTGGGCTACGTCTACCAGCATTGGCTATGATGGTGATGGGCGTGTTAGCACAATTACAGAACAAGTAGGCGATCTGCTGTACACAACAACCCTGACTTACACCAATGCCTTGATCACGGCGGTGCAAACGGACGGAAACAATACGCGCAGGACAGAAACCTTGGCGTATGATGTGAATGACCGTTTAACGGGTATCACAGTGACGGAGACTCCTTTGTGATTGGTCTTATTGCTAAAATCCTCACGGATCTTAAAACGCTACTGGATCGACTCACCGCGACCTGGGCAGGCTACTTAACGGAGCTGCGGAATCGCTGGACAGAAACCCGTGCGGGCTATCTCGATGCGCTGGAGAG